ACAAACCATTTGCATTAGAGAAGTTTTTTCCATTTGGAAATATAAATAAATATATTACATTACAAAGTTCTTCTGGTATGTTAGCCAAAAACTATAGTTATTTTGAAGAGGTTGTTACTTTATTATTACCAGTTTTGGAAAAACAAGGAATTAAAATCGTCCATTTAGGAAAAGATGATAATACCCCACCCATTGCCGGAGTTATAGATTTAAGAAATCAAACAAGTTTTGGGCAGGCTTGTTATATTGCAAAAAAAGCATTGTTGCACGCGGGCGTTGATTCATGGGTATGTCATTATGCGGGCGCGAATGAAATTCCTTTAGTTGCTTTATATGGTTCGACTACCGTAGCCAATCATTCTCCTTATCATTTTAATAAAGATAAAACTATTTTTCTAGAAAGTCATAGAAATGGTAATAAAGCTACTTTTTCCAGAGAAGAGAACCCTAAGACAGTAGATTTTATTCTTCCTGAAGATATTGTCAAATCGGTTTGTAAATTGCTTAATTTAGAATTTAATTATTTATATCGCACATTGAAGATTGGACCGAATTTTCATAATCGTATAGTTGAATCAGCTTGTGATTCTGTAATAGATATTAGTAAATTAGGGATGCAATCTATCGTAATGAGAATGGATTATTGTTTTATTTTACAAAATCTAATTAACCAACTTCAAATTTCAAAGTGTTCCATTGTCACAAATAAACCTATCCCTCTAGATATTTTAAATCAACTTAGACCTAATGTTGTAGATATTTATTATGAAATAAACAAAGATCATTCTCCTAGTTTTTGTAAACAACTTTTACAAAATAAAATCCCTTATAAATTATTTACTCGTTTAAGTGAGGAAGAATTAAATCCTATTAAATTAGATTATCTTGATTTACCCGTAGTGGGGAGATTAAATTCTTTATCTCCAGATGTATTAAAGGATAAAGATTTGGACAAAATTTGGTATAAAAGTAGTAAATTAACTTTAGGGAAAAATGCTATTTTTCAATCAAAATTTGATTATGATAGTAATCGTCCAATCTCTAATTTTCAGCCAACCCCCCAAAAATTGGTCAATATTAATATAGAAGAACTATTTCGAGATAGTGATAACTTATATTTTCTTGAGAAGGTCCTTGACTAAAATCATAAACCGTAGTATTATATTTACATGAGTAAAAATAAAGAAAAAGATTTAATCCAAATCACAGAAATAAAAATCAAATTGAAAGACAAAGAAATCTCCTTGTCTTCGGAAGAGGCAAGACAAGTTTTTGATGAATTATTTAAATTATTTGAATTGGAAAGAAAACTTTCAATAGATGATAGACAATCAGAATATATTCCTTATCCTATTTATATTGAAAGATATCCAAAGCCCAGTCCTTATTGGAAATGGTATCCATATAATCCCATAACCTGTTCGGACACAACTACAATAAAAGGTTATTTTGGCGACCCGCCTAATTCAACCAGTTGTGGTGGAATTGGTTCTAATGGACAAATTCTTTCTATAAATCTTAGTTAATTGAATATTAAAATAATATGGAAAATATAGAATATAAATTAAAGAAAACAGAATACGATGAAAATGGATTAGTAAAAGATATCCAATATTTCTTTACAGAATCTGGTGGAGTTGATTGGAAAAAAATGATCCCTCCTCAATTTCTATATGTAAACAATGACCCGAAAAATCGTGAAAAACTAGAAAAAAAATATAATAAGCCTTATGAGAAAATTGATCCAATTAATGATAAGGTCGAAGATGTTGATTTAATTCAGACTTTAGGCGCTGCAAAATATCTTTTAAGATTAAGGGGGTTTACAGATATTAGATATATAATTAAGGAATCTAATGAAAATTATGCCGCCGTTAATTGTCGAATTATATTTCGTGGTAATTATGAATCATTAAATGAATTAATACCATTTGAAGACAATGCCTGTGCTACATTAAATAATACAAATGGATTCGGGCAAAGATATCTTCTAGAAATGGCAACCAACAGAGCTTTAGTAAGATGTATAAGAAATGCCTGTAACATTGGAATTGTTAATAAGGAAGAAATTTTCTCTGGCTATACTGAAGAATCTACACCTGTTGCTTCAAACAAACAGGTTAAATTATTAGCAGAATTAATGGATAAAAAGAAAATCCGTTGGGAACATATTGTTGATAAATTAAAGAAAGAAAATACGTGGAAGGAAACATATGCTTCAATCAATGATCTTGAAAAAGATATGATTTTTCAGCTAATTGAAAGAATTAAAGCTATGCCACTTGTAAAATGAAAGAAATTCACGAAATCACACGTTTATCTATGGCTTTAGCCTAGCTGTAATTCACCCACAAATCCTGCTAACTAACCGCCCTTAATTGGGCGGTTTTTTATTTTTAGTGTATATTCTTCATTTATAACATATTATAGTGTAAATATTAATTACCTATAATAGTTATGCAAAATAAATACTGTAATAAATGTTCCCAGCCAACGCCATTTAGCGATAATCCGCCCGCCTTTTGTTCTAAGTGTGGTAATCCCTTTTCTACCCTAAATATCCCCCAAATTAGTACTTCTTCTGTTAAAATTAAACCTAAATTAAAACGAATTGTCCAGCAAGAAATAGAAGATGACGATGAAGAATATCAGGGTGAAATTCCCCAAATAAGTAAAATAGAAATTGAACCATTGGGTAATTTAAGACAAACAGAAAAACTAAAAACAATAGCATTTGATAGATCCGCGCCCGAAGTTTTAAATCGTCCTAAAAATAAAAAAGTAAAAAAAGAACAATTTTTAAATGATTGGGCCGCAGATATTAAAAAAGGTGGTAGAAATGTTTCTGAAAATATTGGCGGGGAAAATTAAAATTTATGGGGGCAGAAAAAGAAGTAAAAAAAGAAGTAAAAAAAGAAACTCCCGTAAAAATCAAAAAACCAACCTTTGAAGAAAGTTTATCTGCAATTCAAAAAGAATTAAGCAAAAGACGCCATAAATGGACATTGGCCGCAATTCCATCAGTTGACTATGATGACGTATCTCAAATAATTCTTGTCCATATTTGGAAAAAATGGGAACAATATAAACCAGAATTACCCCTGTTACATTGGGTTAATCGAATTATTTCAAATCAAATTAGTAATATTAGACGTAATTTATACGATTCTTGTTCGCGTCCATGTTTAAAATGTCCGTGTAATAAAGGAAATAATCTTTGTGAAATATATGGAGAACAGACAAATGCCTGCCCAGTTTATAAAATATGGGAAGGTAAGAAAAAATATGCTTTTAATATAAGACTTCCCGTTTCTCAGGAAAATCACATTCATGAGGTATCTGAAATGCCTGGAGAAAATTATAATTATGAAAAAGCAGAAGAACGACTTCATGAAGAAATGAAAAAAGTGCTAAAAATTCATGAGTGGAGGATTTATCATTTGCTTTTCGTTAAAAATCTAACAGATTTACAGGTTGCGAAAGAAATGGGCTACAAATCAAACGAAGGTCGTTCTCCGGGATATGCAACTATCGCCAAAATTAAAAAAATAATAATAAAAAAAGCAAAAGATATAATGTCTAAAATTGATTTGTAATATAATATGAAACAAACCATTATAAATTGTCCCAATGAAAAATATGGTTATCCCGAAAATTATAAAGGAAGGAGATTAAGTAATCCAGACGTTGCTCATTGTCCAGTTACAAATAAGTGGTGGGTTACAACATTAGTTTATATTGGCCCGGTATCTAAAGAATATAGAAATAATAATCCTATCGAATATATTGATTGTGAATGTATAAAAAAATATGAATAATCCCCTCGAAGAATTCGACCCAGACACAGAAGATAATAATCCTCTTCTTGGTCCGCCCAAAAAGAAAAAGATAGAAGAAATCATTCTTTCTAAAGAACAAGAATTAATAATTCTAAAAGAATGGGAAAAAAATCCTGAAAACCCACCTTCAGTAAATGATTTAATAAGACTTTGTTGGCCCGATATAGAAGAAGAGATGATTGATGGGAGGTCATCTTATGGAAAAATAATCAAAGAATATTTAACTTCTAAATTTGGAAGCGAAATCGCCCAAGTTGCCATTCAGACTTATAAACCAAAAAAAGAAATCGAATTATCTACAGAACAAATAGAATATATAACTAATAATTGTTCTACAATGAAGCCCTTTGAAATGGCTAAAGAAGTATTTCAAAATCCCAAATTAAGTCCAGCATCGGCTGAAGTTAGACTAGTTATTAATCTTGTTAAATCATTACCACAAAGTTTAGTTTATGGGGATGAAGAAGAATTAGAATTGGAATATAAACCACCCAAATTACCTATTCATGTTATTGCAAGAATAAATAAATATGTTAAGGATAGTAAAATTGATAAAGATAAACCAACGCCAACACATAAAAAACAGTGTGATGCTCTTATTAATTATTTGCATGATTATCGTTTAATACATCAAATTAATACCTACGAAAGTATATCGGATAAAAAGTTATTTGAATCCAGTTTCATTACCTATTGTTGGGATAAAAGTGATTTAAGCGCTGAAGATGTTCATCAATATATTATTCTTTGTACTGAAGTTGTTATGTCTGCCAGTATTCAAAGGACTATTAATACTTTACAAATAGAACAAGACAGAATTTTAAATGAAGAGGGAAAGGTCCCTATGGCTCTGGTTGAATTAATTGGTAATACCAGAAATGATTATAATGCTTCCGTAAAAAGACATGAAACTTTAATTAAATCTTTGACTACAGAAAGAAGTAAAAGACTAAAAGATAGAATTGGACCAGAATTTACATTATTAAATATTGTTGAAGAATTTAAAAAAGAGGAAAGTCGTATGGAATGGATACAAGAAGCGGAAGAAAGAAATAAGAGAATAGGTAAAGAAATTGATAGATTATCTAAATTTGATGAAGGTATTGTCCGCATTTTTGGTATAAATTCAGATTTAGTTTTCAACGGTTAAACAGACGAACTTATAGTTTCACAATAAGGAATTGGTGTGTAATATTAAGTATGAAAATAGATAAAAATAAAGTATTAGACTTAAGAAATAATGGGTTGAATTGCAGAGAAATAGCAAAAATTGTTGGTTGTAGCAATAATCATGTGGGTAAAATTTTACGTGAAAATTTTAACTTAAGGGTAATCTGCCCGTACGTTAATCGAAAATATTATATAAATGAAGCCTTTTTAGATGATATGAATAAGGAATCTGCTGCTTATTTTTTAGGATTAATGTTCGCAGATGGAAATGTAGATAAGAAAAACCATTCAGTTAAATTAGGATTGGTCGAATCAGACATATCCATACTGCTAAAATTATCTGAATATATTCAACCAACTAAACCCCTATCCATATTAAAACAGTCTAAAGGACATCTTAATTTAAGAGCATTAATAATTAATAGTAAAAAATTTAAAAATAAGTTAATTTCACTTGGATGCATTCCTAATAAAACTTATAGTTTAGCTTGGCCCAATTATAATTTTAATTTAAATGGAATCAGGCATTTTCTGAGGGGTTATTTTGATGGTGATGGTTGTTTTTATGTTGGAAAGAATAATAATGGAAAAATTTACTTTAACGTTACAGGATATAAAGATATTATAAATTCAATTAAAAAATATTTGATAGAAAATTTATCAATAAATTGTTCAATAAGAGTTGCAAGCAAAACTGGGTGCCAAGATATTTTATCTCTAAACATTTATGGAGCTAGACAAGTAGAGCTTTTGGGAGACTTTATTTATAAGGATTCTAGTATCTTTTTGGGTCGTAAATATAACAAGTATCTCCTTATTAAAAATAGACCAAACAAGCGGGCATTAAATGGATAATGTTTGTAAAATATGTAATCAGGAATTTTCGGAACGCTCCCATTTCTGGAAATCACACAAAATAAAAGAGGCCGACTACTATCTAAAATATTGCCCTAAGCATGATTTACTAACAAAAGAACAAATAACCTTCAAAAATCCAGAACAATATTTTTTAACAGATTTTAATGACAAAAGAAATTTAAGAAAATATCTAGAATCAATTTCTAATGAAGATGGACTAAGCTATTTAAAAAATTGGTTATTAAAAAGAAAAGAAAATAAAAAAATAGAATTTGCTCCCGGAGAATTTGAAGCAAAAACTTTAATGATGCCTTCTTTAACGTATTGGAATAAAAAATATGGAATAAATACATATAAACAAATATGTTTGGAATTAAAATTACAACTTAGTTATGATTTTGATTATTCTCTTTATTTTAAAACATATCTGAAACAAATTTTTTTATGTGATACTAGAGAACAGGTTCCATTAAAATTAAAAGACATGGAAGTTCAAAAGCTTGATATTGGAGATTATACCCTAGAAGGTTCAAAAATTTATATTGAAAGAAAATCCTTATCAGATGCTATTTCTACTTTATCGGGCGGTTATGAAAGATTTATTAAAGAAATAGAAAGATGCAAGAATGATAATAATTATTTGATTATATTAATTGAAGAAAAATATAGTAATCTTCAGTCCTTTGAATATATGCCTCATATTCATTCTAAGTGTGATTGGACATTTATTTCTCATAGAATTAGAGAATTATTACAAAATTATCCATTAAATATTCAATTTTTGGCCGTTGATGGTCGTAAGGAAGCGGTGAAAATTATTGAAAAAATTTTTCATATAGAAAATGATATTAGAAACTTAGATTTGCAATATCTATATAACAAAGGAGATTTGTAATGATATACATGCCCGATAAGTATAAAAAAGATTTTCCCAAAGTCAATGAAGAACTATCTCTTTTAAAGGGAGAATTAACCGATATCCAAGCCAAAGTTGCACTTGGAAAATTTTTACGAGCAAATTTGGGATTAGGTTTAGAAATTTTAACAAAAAGAAAATTAAAATTAGCCTATTATCAAGAAATTCTAATGAAGGCAATTTTTAATCGTAATTTTTCTTTGATTGTAGCATCCCGTGGGGGATCCAAGTCTTTTCTTGCGGCAATTATCGCATTTTTAATTCCTATTTTTAATAAAGGAACTAATGTATTAATTGCGGGACCAACCTTTAGGACCGCAAGACACATTTTTACAAATTTGGAAAGAATTATAGATAGCGAAGATGGAAAATTATTAAAAGCATGTTTTGGAACAAAAACAAAAAGAAATGATGCCTTTGAATACGAAATTAATGGTGGGGTTATTCGCGCAGTGCCTATGAATTCAGATAAAATTCGTGGATTTCGAGCCAATGTTTTAATTCTTGATGAATTTCTTTTATTGTCCGAAGATGTAGTAAGAAAAGTTCTTATTCCTTTTTTGATTGTGCCCACCGATATTACTAAAAAAATGATAAAATCAGAAGAAGAAGATATTTTAATAGAAAGTGGGAAAATGAAAGAAGAAGAAAGAGCTACGTTTCCAAGTTCGGCAAGAATGATATGTCTAACTAGCGCTTCTTATACTTTTGAATATGCCGCTCAAATTTATCGAGAATGGATTACTAATATAATGGATGATACAAAAGTCGAAGATGCAACTTATTTTGTGGCTCAAATTGGATGGGAAGCCGTGCCTAAATATTTGGTTGAAAAAAGCGTTATTGAAGAAGCTAGTTCAATGGGGAAAGAAGATGCAATCTTTCAAAGAGAATTTGGTGCCCAATTTACAGACGGAAGTTCATCATATTTTTCTTATAAAAAAATGCATGTTGATTTAACGGTTAAAGATGGGGAAAAACCAAGTGCTTTGATTAAGGGAAATCCTAATGATTTATTTGTATTATCTATTGATCCAAATTTTTCACAGTCTCCTAGTGCAGATTTTTTTGCTATGTCTGTGTTAAAATTAGATATAGAGAATGAAAGGGCAACATTAGTTCATAATTATGGAAAAGCTGGAGTAGATTTAGGAGAACATATTAAGTATTTTTATTACCTTTTAAATGCCTTCAATCCCGTTTTAATTTGTTCTGATAATGCTGATGGTAATTTTATTCAGTCTGCAAACGAAAGCTCATTATTTGAAAATAATAAAATTAAGTTAGATTTTGTTGAATATGATGGGGAATTAAAAGATCAAGATTATATAGATATGATTAGAAAGGTAAGAAATCAATATAATTATGGTAACAAAAAAATATGTTTTAAACATATATTTAATCAACAATCTATTAGAAGAATCAACGAACAATTACAAACATGGATAAATACTAATAGAATATGGTTTGGTTCTAAATTAACTCAATTATCTGGAGATTATGATATTGCAATTAAAGGAACAATTCCATACCCATTTGAAGAGAATCAAACAACATCAGAATTTATATATGAATTAATTTCTGATCAAGATGATTGGATGGGTAAAGTAAAAAAACAATGTAGTTTAATAGAAATTACAGTAAGTCCTGTAGGTGGACAGGTCTTTAATTTGCCGCAAAATCTTTTGAGACAGTCTGGACTAAATAGACCAAGACGAGATAATTACACATCGTTATTACTAGGGGTTGAAGCCGCCCAAACCTATTTTAATCTAATGAAACAGCCACCCAAAGAAGCGGTTAAAGCTTTTATTCCTTTTATGGCTGGTCAATCAACAATGTAACATTTTTTGAAAATCTTTCACCATTTTTAATATCTTTAATTCATTTATATAAGTAATAGCTTTAATTTTAATTGTTGGGGGAGTTCTGTAATCATCATCTAATCTGATTCCCTCTTCTTTTTCTTCGGGTGTTAAAATATAATCAATATAATCAAAAATTCCTCGTTTTTTTAACCAAAAATAATACATATCTTTTAATTCACGGTCGGATAAAAGTAAAATATCCATATTTAAATCAGTTTTTACAGACTGTGTAACGTGCCAAAATGCTAGGGAATCTGAATATTCTGTTAAATATGCATGAATTATTAGGTTCATAATTGATTTTACACGTAATAAGAATGGAATAAGATGGAAGATTTTTGTTCATTTTTCTGATAAAATTATGATTTTTAAGTGTAATATAATAATATGAGTCAAAACAAAAAATACCTATGCTTAGATGGTGAAATTTGGAAAGATATAGAAAAATATAAAGGCATTTATATGATTTCTAATTTTGGTAGAGTAAAATCATTAAAACGAAAATGGAAACTTAAAGATTTTATAATGTCTGCATACCTTGATAAAAGGGGTTATTTTAATATTAATCTCTTTATAAAACATCAAATTAAACATTTTTATGTTCATAGGTTAGTTGCTCAAGCTTTTTTACCACTAAACACTGAAAATAAAAGAACTATAAACCATATAGATGGAAATAAAATTAATAATATTCCTTCTAACTTAGAGTGGGCGACCGATCAAGAAAATATAACCCATGCTGTTCAAAATGGCTTTATAAATACCCGTGGCGAAAATTCCAAAATGTCAAAACTTAAAACAGATGACATTTTAAAAATCAGAGATTTATTCAATAAAACAAAAAATTATAAAATGATTTCTAAACAATTTAATATACATGCCAGAACGGTTTACAAAATAATTAATAAAGAAAGATGGAAACATATATAATTTATGAATAAAATAGAAGAAATACGTTTGTCTCAGTGGGCGAAAGACAACAATAAAACATACAAACAGTCTTGGTCAATGGTTAAAAATGGAGAATTTCCAGAAAAAACACGAACTACAAAAACAGGTAGAATTGTGGTCTTACAAGAATCTAAAGCCTCTGAAATTAATAAAACTCCAGATAATTTTGGTAAGTTTATTTTACCCGTTACTAATGAAAATCAAGAATTAAAAGAATCTAAAGCTTCGGTTAGGAGAAATAAAGCTGCAACATCTTCACCCACAGATCCTTACTATCATATTGAAAATTCAATTGATCCATATCAAAGTGGACGCGGAACAAGGGGTGGTAACGATTGTATAAGTGTCACAGATGCAATTCGCCTTTGTCAAAAATGCTATTTCTTCAGCCCTATTTATTCTCAAGTAATTGATGTTTTAACTGAATTTTCTACTAGTAATATATTTCTTCGGGGGGGTAATAAAAAATCTAGAGATTTCTTTGTTTCTTTATTCAAAAAAATAAATATTCTAAGTTTACAAGATAAATTTTTTCGTGAATTTTATCGTTCAAGTAACGTTTTTCCTTATAGATTTGAAGCTATTTTGCAAGATGACGATTTGAAAAAACTTAATACCACTTACGGATCTAAAGCAGCTAAAGAAACCAAATTACCAGTTAAATATGTTATTTTGAATCCTGCTGATATTATAGTTTCTGGCAATATATCGTTTGCATCTGGACAATTTTTCAAAAGATTAAACTCTTACGAAATTCAAAGAATGAAAAATCCTATTACAGATGACGATAAAAATTTGTTAAGTTCATTGTCCCCAGAAATTCAAAAACAAATTAAAGAAGCTAGTTTCAGTTCTGAAATACAAGTTCCTTTAGACCCAAAATATGTTTATGCAATTTTCTATCGTAAACAAGATTATGAAGGATTGGCCGTGCCAACTGCGTACTCTGTTCTCAAAGATATTAACACTAAGGCAGAAATGAAAAATATTGATCTTGCAATAAATCGCACTTTGCAACGTTCTGTTCTATTAGTAACCATGGGTTATGAGAGCAAAAATGGCGAATACATGGTGGATGGAAAAGCTATCGAAGCAATGCGGGCGCTTTTTGAATCAGAATCCGTTGGTAAAACACTTGTGGCAGATTTTACCACCAAAGTATCATTTGTAATTCCAGATATTGATAAAATTCTTGATCCTAAAAAATATCAAATAATAAATGAAGATATTCAGACGGGATTAAATAATATTCTAACCGGTCAAAATGAGAAATTTGCCAATCAATCAATTAAGGTAAAATTATTTATTCAAAGATTAAAACAATCTAGGGAAGTATTTTTAAGTGAATTTTTAAATTTAGAGATAAAAAGGGTAAGTAAAGATATGAATTTTAAATCATATCCAGAGGCGTTTTTTGAAGATATTGATTTTAAGGATCAGGATTTGTGGAACCGTATTCTTGCTCAATTTGCCCAAATGGGTATATTAACAGCAGAAGAAACGTTTAATGCAGTTGAAACAGGTCAATTACCAACTAATGAGGAATCTTTATTATCACAAGAAAAATTTAAAGAAGCAAAAGATAAAGGATTTTATGAACCAATCGTGGGAGGAAGTCAAAGTCAGAAGGAAATGCTTGATACAACTAACAAACAACAAGTTAAAATGCAAGATAAACAACTTGAACACAACGATAAAATAAAAACAAAAGAACTTAAACATCAAAAAGAAAATCCCGTTGCTCCCGCTCCATCTATTCATATTCAAGCGCCGACAAAATTGGCCCAACCTAAAGGACGGCCAACCGGCACAGGAACTCCTAAATCCAAGAATAAAATCAGCCCTTCAAAGGCTAGTGAGCAACATAGCTTGGTTAAGATAAAAGATAATCTCATTCTCGCTTCGGAATTATCTAAAAACATCAAAGATACTTTGTGTGATAAATTTAAGGTCAAAGAATTAACTCTAGAACAAAATGAAGTAGCCGAAGCGTTACATCAATCTATTCTTATTTCTGAAAAGCCAGATCAATGGAATAAGTCTGAATGTATTGGTAAATATCTTAAGAATCCCGACTATCAAGATGAAGAAGAATTTAATAAGGTTGAAGAAATTGCTTACGAACATCAGTTAGACTACTTTTTATCAGCAATTCTTAAGAACTCTAAAATAGATGAATAAATGTCTAAAACCCAATTTATTTATAATCAAATTGGAGCCTTTACAGGCCCGGCGCCGGGAACTGGTTTTCATTTTTTAACTACAGATGGTATATTAAATAATTTTCCTGATAGTGGTAATTATAATTTACTTTTTCCTTTAAGAAGAGTTCAATCTACTTCTTATTCAGTTAATCCAGTTAGAACAAATATAAATTCTTTGGGTTATATGGGCACATTAACCAGACCCATATTAAACGAAACCGAATCCAGACTGTCTATAAATTATCTTCAAATGGGTTTAATTAACGAAGCTAGATTAGGTTTTATGTTTAGTTATGTTACCGGAACTTCTGGAGAGAATATGTTTCCAAATAGAGTTTGTCCTATCTCTGGTTTTTATACAAGATTTCAAGAGCGAGACATGTCTAATGGGTTAGGCTGGCCGTCCACTTATAGAGATTCCAGAAATTTGTTTTTTGCCATTAAAAAGAATACCGATGATTATAATGATACTAATGATGCAAATTTCAACAATTCCAACATATATGCTATGGGATTTGGGGATTGTTATCTTACTAATTACAAAGCGGTTGGGGGCGTTGGGATAATTCCGTCCGTAACAGTTGATTTTGTTTTTAATAATTATTCTGTTTCAAGTAGTGGGAGTGGAATATCCATTCCGGCAATAAATAGTCAAAATGGATTACCCTATTCTGGTATTTTTTGTTCTATTCCAAATAATTTTGAATCATCTGGTCAGAGAAGTGTTTTTTTACCACAGAAT